CACCTACTGCAAAGCCCAGAACTGCACCTTCTGCTGCACTAACAACAGGATTATCAAGAACTTCATCAACCACAGAAGCACCAACACCCGCAAGAAACTTCTTGCCTGCTGGGCTTTTTATTGCGCTTGTGACTGCTTTACTTACTGGCATCTAAAGACCTCCTCAAAGGTCTTGTGCCTGTGTTAGCATATCTTGCAGTTCTGTCTTAGTAATTTTACGAGGTTCTGCAATCATCATTACATCAATTTCAATAGTTTCAGATGAATATTTACTACATGTATCTGTTGCAACTCCAATAAGCAAATCAGTTACTAATGTATAACCATCGGGATGCAAATCATAAACTCCTCTGAAGCGTTCTTGATTTTCCCATAGTTGAGAACCATCAAGATTTGTTTCTCTTGTGGTAGACATTGTATAATTATTCAGAACATTAGGAGAACCTATGCCGACATCGTTAGCGTCCTCATATGCTGTAGTAGTAGCAAATACTTGAATACTAGCCAAGGAGATAGTCGCATCAGATAAAACAGGGTCAAATACGCAAGTATTACCACCTTCTCCTGCTCTACGCAGTTGATAGGTTATTTCTTTCACATTCAATCCTTGCTCATTTACGACAGAAACCCAATCGGATAAATCTAATCTACCATATACTACTGGTAAATTACCAGAACCATCAAGTGTAAATTGCAATCTATCTCTTAGAACTATGTCGTTTTCTCTCTTAGCCATAAACCTATCATGATAGGAGGTAGTTTATAGTAATACGCAATCACTCTACGCTATACGCCTATGCTTCGCCTAGGTGTTTTTCTACTGGAAAAAGCCACACCTAGAGCAAATCCACCCATTCAAATGAATTTATACACACATTTTAATTATAATCTAGCCGTAGGAGGGTCAATGTGCACCCAATGTAACACCTGTTTGAGCCTGCAAAGATGCTTATATTACAAAAGACCAGACCATTACAAAAAGTCATGTTCTGGTATCTTTTGGATAACGCTAGAATGTCACCAATGCAAGGAGGAAGAATGATGCGTAGAAATGTCGGTCGTCCAACAATACCAGCCCACAGACGCAAAACTAGGATTCATCTTTCAATTACCCCTAGTTTGATAGAAGAAATTGATAATGATTGTACATGGAATGAATCCCGCTCCCAGTGGATTACCAGAGCAATCAAAAATAAGTTGAATGAAGAAGAACCTTTGATGACTTTTGTTGAAGCATCAGCGCATGATTGCTTAGTCAAATTAGTATCAACAGGATTAATTGACCACGATTTATTTATGAGTCTTCAGGAGAAATATCGAGAACGACCAGAGTTCTATCAAACTCATGCTAGAACCGACAGGCTGAAGAAAGAATTTGAAGATAATGACCGGAATTCGGAAGGATCCTTTCCACTATCCGGTAACTAATTAGGAAAGCTTTTGCCGATTTACAGTAAACTTGCTAGTTGTGGGAATTGTAAAACAACAATGAGATATAACAATCGTTCACACCAGACTATTCTTTCATTTTGTTCTTGGTCAATTGGCGCTATTGTTTGAGTAATTTTTTCAACTCCCTAAGTTCCTTCAGAATCTTAGTTAAGATTTCATGACTAGACATAATATCACACGCAAATAACATTACCAAGACCGGGGAGTCCCGGGTCATCTTGAGTAACTCTAGGAGGTCTTTGAGGTCGAATAGCACCTGTAATGACTCCAAGTGGCAAGAATTCTCTAATCCAATATGGAATACCTGTGGCTGCATCTCCGAATGCTTCCGGATTTGGTACCATAGTTCGCGATTCAGAAGCAAAGGTTCTCAATTGTGTAGAAGTATTCATTGTTTCCGCTTCCTGTCCGGATTGTGAAACGAAATAAGTAGTAAGGTTTTGACCACTTATCATAATCTCTGGTCGTGCGCCACCCCATGTATAGAGAGGTGAATATTGTCCAGCCAAATCTGTCACATTGATTAATGACCTACCTTGGGCAGAAATCTGCATTGTTTGCGATTGTGCAAACTCTCTGAGTAATCCTATACCGTATTTTATTTTAGAAATTCTTTTTTCAGCGAATGAAGTATAGAAAGAACAACGGGTTCTGCTAACATAAGGATAAACTTGCGCATCGGCGTCCCTTAGATGAAATACCAAATTGAAATATAATGTTGGATGATACCAAGGGAAATTAGATTGAGTTGCTAAGAAATCTTGCGGAAATCTTCTTTCACCAAATGCATTTAATGAAAGTGCCCTTTCTTCGGCAGAATAAATTGCCTTATACAATACATTCTCATTAGATGCATTAGGGGTTGCTAATGGAGTTCCATCTACTGACATCTTGGTTAATATGAGCGGTGTTGGGGTGACAATAAACTCAATAACGCCAGCAAATGGAATGTTAGATTCAGGTACTCCAATTTGTTGAGGTAATGTGTCCCAGAACAAATCCATTTGAAGCATATTTCTTTGCATGCCGGATTTTAATTCAACCTTAGTTGTAACAACTTTAACTGCATCTTGGTCATTTTCAAAAACTAAATCTTCAGTTAAATCCTCTCTAACTTCAACGATTGGCATTATTTTCTCCTCCTTCTGGTAGTTTTCTTTTTCTTTGCTGCTGCTTTTCTTTTGTATGCGGGAGTTTTCTTATATGCTGCCCATCCCTTTTTGAATCCCATCTTAGCATACTTTCTAGGAAGACCTCCGCCTTTCTTTCTTGTAGCCTTGGATTTAGTTGGCATTGATTGTACAACTTCTTGAACATCTTGCACATTACCGCCAGTTGCAACAATAGTTTCACCTGCTCTGATGAATATTTCAAATGCTGGATTCCCTTGTATCATGTATGCTTGATAAGCAGGAATTGCAATCATATCAACAGGCATTACTGTTGTAGTATCTGCTAGATACCATCCAGCAATACCGCCACCAGCGGCACCAATAGGGCCACCTACTGCAAAGCCCAGAACTGCACCTTCTGCTGCACTAACAACAGGATTATCAAGAACTTCATCAACCACAGAAGCACCAACACCCGCAAGAAACTTCTTGCCTGCTGGGCTTTTTATTG